GTGTTCCAGCACCTCAAGCGCCAACTTTGCGGCTTCTCTTAATGTCGTCATACTTCCCCCCCAATCTTTGCAATAACAGCCCCCAGATCCGGCCCTTCCCACGCGCCCAGCTTGCCAGAACGATCCTTGGCTAACCAAGCCCCATCCCCGTCGCACATCAGGGCACGCTGAGTATTGCCATCCGCGTCGCGCTCAACACGGAGGGCCAAAACTTCATCAAAAAAGTAGGGCAATTGTTGGCCTGTTTTGTTACCCGGCATGCTAGGGGAATACAGAACTTTGCCCATCTCGTCCTGAGTCTTTTCCAATTTCGCAGTCATCAGGACGTGACGCCCAGGCAGATCACGAAATGCTCTAATGACATCAGCCATCTGTTCCTGCATACTGCCGTATGCTGCGCGTGGATCTTTGTTGTGCTTTTTCTCATAGTTAAGTACCACCTCGGCAATTTCGCTGATCGAGTCAATAGCCACTGACTCGAAGCCTTTAGCTTCATCCGACTTTGTTAGCCACTCGTAAGCCTCTCTGAGGTCGTCCATCGAGCTTATTTCAATGAATGGCACATCTGCCCCAGCAATAGACAGCAAGCCGCCCTCGGCCGATAGCACTACAGGGTTGGGTAGCGTAGGGATAAGGCTAGTCTTGCCTGCGCCAGCGGCGCCGTAGACCAGCAGCTTGACGCCAGAGGCTGCGAGTGATTTAGTTGATTTCAAGTTAATAGCCATCGTTTTCTTTCAAAAAGGCGCCGGTGGCGCAGGTGGTAGGGGTTCCTGGCGGAACGGAGTAGCGGGGGGCCTTGGCAAGGCCTCCCCCTTGTAGGTGGGGAAGGGCCAGTTTTTCATTTAGAGGTGGTCTTTACAGAGTAGATCGCGGTGATTTTGGTGTGAGTTGCAATGACATCTGCACCAATGTTCTGAGCTTTGCAAAGAGCTTTCCAGTCAGTACCAGCCCGGTTGGATTCAACAACAGTAGAACGAAACAGCACACCTTCGTGAACACCGCCAACCTCGCGCATGGCTTTCTTGATTGCATCGGCCTTTTCTTCAAGAATAGCAATCTCGGCCAAAAGTGCGCCCAGTTGATCGGCTTGGGTCAGTTGCAGGTCATTGTTCTTCATAGTTTTTCCTTGTGTGTCGCACCGTCAGAAGATCTGTTCGTGCGATGTGTGTACTTTACGGGGTGTTTGTTAACTTGTCAACACCCCGCGCGCATTAAAACTCTACGTCGCTAATCATGCAGTCTGTGTATGTGACTGCCAAATCAAGGGCTTCGTCACGAGTCTCGCAAGTACCGAGCAGGCTGTACTTGCTGGGGTAGTCTGACGACCAGACCGTAAAGTAGGCGCCAGTGCGTGCAGCGTACACTTTGTAGAAGCCGTCTTGATGAATCAGTTCCATGTCTATCTCCGTTTAGCTGCACCGTCAGGGGATCTGTTCGTGCAGTGTTGACACTATAACTTTGCCTGGCGTATGATGTCAACACCCTAACGCAACTTTTTTAACAACAACATGCTTACACTTGAATTGATACGCGCACAGCTTCAGGATCGGCGGCTTACAGTCATCTCTGAGAAGACTGGCCTGCATCCGAACACTCTGAGGGACATTCGCAACAATGCTGATTGCAATCCTTCGCACCGGGTGTTGTTGGCGCTGAGTGACTATTTGACAAATAGCGCAAAAGCAGTGCTTTCCTGATTGCGTTGTCTCTCTTATCCTGTTAAGGTTTGTATGCCAACCAGTTAACGTGTGCCCCTAGGTGGGGGCTGGGACCCGTACACGCGGGGAGGTTGGCGCTTCGCCCAGCCTCCACCTAGGTGCTTCAGAAAGCGCCAACCATGTCCAAATCATTCACCCTTGCTGCGCCACGCATCAGGCCACCCTGCCTCCAAACCATTGGGGGCACAAAATGACGCAACGATCAAATCTTGAGGTTGCCTTAACTTACGCCTCTTGGGGTTGGAAAGTTCTTCCTCTTCTCAAAGACGGGAAAGAGCCGGCTTGTGCGCATGGAGTTCACGACGCAACAGACGACCCCGAGCAAATCCGTCGGTGGTTTACTTTAAAACCGGAGTTAAATCTTGGGGTTGCTGCGGGACAAGCTTCCGGTCTCGTTGTGTACGACATTGACCCTCGCAACGGCGGGCAGGACAGCTGGGAAGAATGGACGGCAAAACACGGCCAACTGCCCGACGGAATCACAGCTTTAACTGCCGGCGGCGGCTATCACTATCTTGCTGCGTATCAAGACGGCATAAAGTCTTGCAAGCTGCTAGATGGAGTTGATCTTCTCGCAAATGGCCGTTACTTTGTAGCGTACCCATCCAAGATCAATGGAAAAACATATCAATGGGAGGCATCAAGCGACCCGTTCGACGGCGTTGGCCCAGTCAGCATTCCGCCGGAATGGTTTGCATCAATGATGCCAACGAGGAAAGAGCGGACAGCCTCAAATGATTCGTCAATCATCAAGGGCAATCGCAACTCGGGCCTGACCAGCCTAGCTGGTGCAATGCGCTCTTACGGAATGAGTGAAGCTGAAATCTTGGCGGCTCTTAGCGTTGCGAATGAGACTCGCTGTGAGATCCCATTGCCCAGCTCCGAGATCCGGCAGATTGCCCGGTCAGTCTCTCGGTACGAGCCAAACAGCGACGTTGCCAGCTCGGTTGCGCTTGGTGCAGAAGCGGCCGAATCTTTGCTTGAGAATTTAGCCACACCTGCAAGCGACTATTTCCTGACCCGTGGGAGCTCGTTCATTGATGAGCCATCCCCCACCAAGTGGATCATCAAAGAATGGTTGGCGGCCCATTGCGTCGCAATGATCTTTGGCCCATCAGGGGCAGGCAAAAGCTTCATTGCACTAGACATGGCCTGTTCAATCTCGGCAGGCATCCCCTGGCAAGGCATCAAAACAAAGCCTGGCCTCGTGGTCTATCTTGCAGGCGAGGGCAATTATGGCATTCGAAAGCGGATAGCGTCGTGGGCAATTGAGCATCAAACCACCCAGCTTGACAACCTTTTCATAAGCAACCGACCAGTTGATCTTGACGCACCAGGCGCAGCAGCACACGTCATTAAGCTTGTCCGTTCAATCACTCAAGAACAGATCAGCCTTTTGATCGTGGACACAGTGAACAACCACATGAGCGGCGACGAGAACGCGGCAAAGGACGTCCGGGCAATGGTCAATTCATGCAGTACAGCAGCCTCAGCCCTAGGTGCCACAACCGTGTTTGTTCATCACACTGGAGTGAGTGAGACAGCACAGGGAAGAGAACGCGGCTCCAGCGCATGGCGCGGCGGGCTTGACTTCTCAATATATGTCTCCCGCACAACGGACAAGGCCATCAAGATAGAGGCAAAGAAAGTAAAGGACGATAAAGAGCCCGAGCCTATATATGGAACACTTAAACCAGTTGCATTAGGCTGGCACGACGAAGACGGCGAAGAGATATCTGGCGCTGTATTTTCTGTGACTGAAGATTATCAAGTTAAAGAAAAGAGCAAAGAATCCGATTATTCAAGGGATATTAAAAAGTTTACATCGGCTTTCCTTGCAGCAAGACACGAGACAAGGAACGGACAACCGTATTTGTCCCGCAGCGCCCTCATTGACCATCTGACGAAGGACGGCCTGAGCCAAGCAACAGCGAACACTTACGCGCAACCAAGTAAGAAGGGGAGACTGATAAACAACCTTCTTTTGGCCGAAGTGATAGCACCATGTGAGCAGGGGTGGATCGTTATTGAGCCCGTTACGGCCAGCGCCATGATGCTTCAGGCCAGGACAAAACAGGACTAGGACAGCGGGACAACGGGACAAATGTCCTGTCCCGGAGGGATTTTGGCGGGACAAAGAGGTTTTTAGGCGGGACAAAGGGGGTACAGTTGAGTGTTAAAAAGTTAACTGGGACAACGGGACAGGACAGGGACAAACGGGACAAATGTCCTTTTGGCAAGGCAGAAAGACCGGGACAGGACAGGACAATATATTTATATATTGTCCGTTTGTCCCGTCCTGATGCGGGAATAGACATAGGAGAGAGAGATGAGTGAAGAGGAAGAGATCAGACTTGAGATGGAGAGCCGAATCATTGAAGAAATTAAGCTTTGTGTTGAAAAGCTTGTTGATGCAATGGACGAAGGCGATGAGCTTGGCGTTGCTAGAGGGCGCAAGCATTACAACGAACTACAGCGCAAAATTTATGCGCTTTCCGGAAAACAGCCACCGGCGTCCGAGTGGGGTAAATATGTGAGGAGCTACTAACATGAGTGACGATCTTGATAACTCTGGACAAGAAAGTAGAGGATGGGGTGGAGTGAGGGAAGGGGCTGGCAAGCCGGGGATAGTCCCGACTGACGAAGAACGCGAGATGGTCGAGAAGCTTTCGGGCTTTGGCTTGCAGCAAGAGAGCATCGCTGCGATGGTGCGCGATGGTATTCACGTTGATACCTTGCGCACCCATTTCAAAAGAGAATTGGAATTAGGTCGGGCCAAGGCGCATGGGAAAATAGGTAAGACTCTATTTGATAAAGCAATGGCCGGTGACACTGGTTCACTTATATGGTGGACTAAAACTCAAATGAGATGGGCAGAAACTCAAAAGCATGAAATAGTACACACGGGTATTAGTATTAATGATGCATTGGAGGCGGCCAAGGCACGGCTCATCTCTGGT